GCCAACAAATAAAGACGAATTATTGGATTTATTCCAATTTTGTAAAGATAAAGATTGCGAAATTTTTCATTCTATACCAAATAACCTTATAAAATGTTACGGTATTTATGTGATAAATAAATTTTACGGAAATTCGTGGATTATCAGCAAATTACATAAATTTTCTGATGATAATGAGAATTACTCTAAAAATACCCTCATAAAACTTTTTCCGCTTTATTTTACAGAATTTCTTCAAAATTACAATACAAAAAAAATTTCTAATATAAAACAAGTCAGAACCGATTATATTAATTATTTTTTCAGTAAAATTAGCAAATCTAAACTATGTAAACCAATTTCATGCATTGAATACATGAAAATTATAGATTATATAGAAACTATGAAAATTATAAAAACACATAACTTATTAATTAACATAGATAATATTCAATCTATTTATCTTAGAAATATTGCCGAAAACATTTATAACATAGAATGGTTTATAAAGCGTGTAAAAGCTCATGCATTAGAAATCATTCTTCAAAATCCTATAATTCAATTTCGTTATAGAGATCGTATCCTTATTAAACAATATGAAAGAGAATTCTCTAATTATAATATTTTGTAAATCTTTCTAATTCTTTCTAAATATTTTATAATAATATAACATTATTATAAAATGGACAAACGCTTATATTTAGTAATTCCGCTTATTGCTGTTAATAGTGTAGCTCTGTTGTTCCCAATTTCTAAAACTAGCGGACAAAATGTGTGGTTTAGACCCCCGCCCTACGTTTTTGCCATTGTGTGGCCGTTATTATTATTATTAATCGGGTATTCATGGTATTTAAGACCCAATCTCTCGCTTTATTACGCAATCTTAACATTTCTTCTCTCCACTTGGTCTATCTTATGGGCCTATTCTAAACTTTATTCGCTGTTTAACATCATAGTCACACTATTTTTTACACTATACTTAATCTTTTTAAAATACTCTAAAAAATCCTCTTACTTATTAATCCCTCTCTTCTTATGGTTGTCTTTTGCTACTATTCTCAACTTTTATAGCATTTAATTTGAGAGATTTTTTAATCATTATTATTATATTTGAGAGAAATATTATAATAATAATAATAATAATAATAATAATAATAATAATAATAAAATCTCTCAAATTAAATATTATCATCTTCTTTGTCTTTTGTCTTTTGCTTTTTAAAAGATATAGTGATTGCTTTTTTATAATTATCTTTATAAAGTATACCACCCTGCCATATTGCGTATGCTGAAAATGGAAGACTTATATTGTTAGTAATTGACATATTAATAGCTTTTACTTTTTCATATACTTCTGATAAATCTGCGGTTATAGTTGAACTATGGTTCTTTAAATTTCTCGGTTGTACTGGTTCTCTTTTTAAATATGATAAATAATTTCCTTTATCATTTGCTAAATCATATGTCATACCAATACTATACCATAGCTTTGTTGTAGCAGTTAAACATGGACGAGGTAAACAAATAAATTCTATATTCTTAGTGTCACAATAACTTATTACACTATTTAATAACCTATAACTGCTAAATTTATCTGGTTCCTCTAAATATTGGGGGAATTTATGAAGACCATAAAAATAAGCAAATTTACGTGTTTGTGTTTCATCTAAATCCATAATCCATATAGCACAACCGCCTACATTTTCACCATCACATTGAAAATTAAAATATACAGGTTTATAGTTTTCACTTTTTTTAGTACAAGTTTTTCTCATCATAGCATAAAAAGTATGTATATTTAGAACTTTATCCAATATTTCATTTTTAGCTGGATTTGTTTCATCTACATCTACATCTAGATTTGCTGTTTTCGTTCTCTCATTAAAATCGTCTAGTGTACTATTTTCTATAATTTCAACATTAAATCTGTCTTCTCTTATAACTTCACTTCCAGGAGTGGTTCTGCTAAAATATTTTGTAAAAAAATTCATTTGTATGTATGCATTTATTATATTTATTATATTTATTATATTTCTCTCAAATATAATAAAATATAATTCAATTTTACTATTTTATGCCTCTTTTATCTTTATGTTTTTTCCTTTTGCTTTGTTTACTATTATCATGTTTTTTCCTTTTGCTATATTTTATCTTCTTATGTTGTGTAATCTTTCTGCTTCGTTTATTTTTAACGTTACCCTTCTTCCTACTTTGTTTATTCTTTTTACGTTGCTTATTCTTTTTTTTAGTTAGTGCGTCTCCTTTTACTGGTGATACTACTAGTGATGCTGATGCTGATGCTGATGCTGATGCTGGTGGTGGTGGTGGTGGTGGTGCTGAAACCGATTGAGGCCATTCATGCATGTCATCATTTATGTTTATATATAAGACATCTGCAGCATCAATATTTGTGAACTTTGCTGTGGTAGCTTCTATATACTTAGTACAAGCATTTTTTAATTCAGGAACTTGCATAATTGTAGTAATCGGTACTTCTCCTAACCTTGTTAAAATTTTAAATAACTTGTTATAATCATCCTTGTTGGTAGAGTAATAATATTTTCTTAATAATATATTATGTATTGCTTCTTCTATATCACTGTTATCAGTAGACATAATATCCGTGGGATCAAAATTAATAACATCACTAATATCTATCATATCATATAAGAATTTAGATAAAAAATATATATTTTTATCTATGTTGTATAAATCTAGAAAATCATTAGAACTATTAGATGTAACCCCCTCCATGGATTGATCAACAGAAACTAGATTAGCAGAAGGCGTAACTGGTGGAACAGGAGGAGAAGCAGCAGCAGCAGGAGCAGCAGCAGGAGCAGCAGCAGGAGCAGCAGCAGGAGCAGCAGCAGGAGCAGCAGCAGGAGCAGCAGGAGCATGAGATGGATCCGCATCAGTTACATCAGGTAAAAGCTCCTCGTCTTCTCGATCTTGGCTATTACCTGGCGGTTGGCTTTCACCTGGCTGTGTTTCATCAACTTCATCAACAACCACCATTTTTTCAGGTTGAGAAGAAGGATCAGATGGAGAAGCATCAGATTGAGAAGAAGCATTGGATGGAGAAGAAGCATCAGTTGGAGGAGTAGCAACAGTAGCAACATTAGAAGGAGTAGTTACAGCTGCATCATGTACAGTAGTAGGAGTAGCTACATCATGAGGAGTAGGAGGAGGAGGAGTAGGAGTAGGAGGAGGAGGAGTAAGAGGAGGAGCATCAGATGTACCTGCATCATCAGGATTAAAACCGCGAGGATTGCGAGGATTGCGAGGAGAACTTCTTTCATCTATTTTCGGAGATTTCTGTCCAGATTTCGGTCCAGATTTAGGCATACCCGCATTTATATTGAGGCCCGATGTCGGGACCCCAAATTTCTCTCTGATTGCTTTAACAACGTCATCTAATTTGTTATTAACCTCTGTGTTTATATCTATGATACTATCTGCAGAAATTGGTATTTTTTTTGGTCGCACTGAATAGGGTTTTAATCCTTTACATAAAATAGTTTTAGCACAATTTACTATAAATGAATTTTTTTTAAGTGCTGTTACATGTTCTTCCGATCTGTATTCATTTAGGTTACCTATGGTTGCAAGTTTGTTATTTATAAATTCTCGTTGAATTTTTATCTTATCTCCTTGATTACTAGCTTCAGTAGTCTCCCAGTTCTGCCACGGTGGATCGCCAACAGAAGACGAAGAAGACGAAGAAGATGCCTGGGACACCGATAAATTACCAGCTTCATATTCTTGCTCTAATTTATCTTTTTCTTTACTTAGAGCAATGTTGCTTGCCTCTATTGCTTTTATTAAAGTATTTACATTAGCAATAATTTGCTCAATTATTGTATCGCTAACATTATACTGTTCAATATTACCTTTATAATTTGCAAACGCACTCATTGTTTCCTCAATCCATTGTTGTTTAGTCGCAGACGCAGTAGTATCGCTTTTTTTAATAAAAAAAAAATACCATTTTAAAGTTCCGGTAATACTTCGATCTGGTTCTGTTAAACCAACTCTTATAGCAGTCAAATGCGTTATATTAGTGTTATTACTAGTTTGTATATTAGTATACATATTTTTCAATGATTGTTTTATATGAAGATAAACTGCAGCATTTGTCATGGCAATAGGAGTATAAAGCTTATAAAAAGCTTGTCCTGATACAACACCTGCTCTTGCGCCAGTATACACACAAGGTAGGCTTAATATTCTACACAATAAATATACGACACTATCAACTGTAAGCATTGCATTATCTTCTATCGGTACATCTTTGTGTAACTCATTCTTAATATCTAGGGCGTTGGTGGCGGCATTTTCATACCTTTTTATCATAACATATGCATAATACATAAATACTTGCATAACATCACCTAGTTCTTTCATTAATAATAGCCGAAATATTTGTTTTGAACGCTCAACATTTGCAGGTGTATTTGTTGTATCCATTTTGTTCATAATAGAATTTATTTTTTTATTTTTCTCTTTATTTCCAAGTACAAAAAATGGTTTACCATTATACTTGCCGCTCCATTTAACTTTATCTGAAATAGCATCAACACCAATAGCATCACAATTGAAACTTACAATAAATTCATCTTCTTTATCATCAATATTAGATGCACTCCATGTAAACCCTTTTGGAAATCCAAATCTCTTACAAAATAATTTATCAAATACTACCGTTCTAATTTGTGGTGCTGGTGCTGGTGGTTGTGTAACTGGCACTAACGGGTATTTAGTTGGAAAGTATCTTACACACGTCCCTTTTGAAGCAGAGTCTAATGTTGCAGCAGGAGTGCAAATTCTCTCTGCCTTATATATTCCTGGTTCATCATCTATAATACATACCGACTGCTCGTTTGCTCCACTTTCAAAAAAAATTTCTTTTGTCTTCATTATTTTTGTTCCTTTATTTGATTGATCTGTAGATTTTTTTATAAGTCCTGGAAAATCTATGCCCTTTCCTATATAGGCTTCCATATTTTGTTCGATTTTTTTAAGATTGCCCATGTAATTTGCTTCTACATGATCATGCTCATATGCTTTAGTCGAAAAGGTCCTATAAACATTATTATCTGTTATATGTATAACACTTGCATTTCCATCCTTCATAATATCAAATATAAATCTCTTTTGAAGTTCTGTTTCACTAACATCTGCGGGAATTTTAGGTAAATCAATAGGATCATTAATATTATTACTAATAGTAGGTATATCAATAGGATCAGTATCAGGATCAGGATCAGGATCAGGATCAGTACCACTATTTTTTATGGAAAAACTATATATAGTTGTTACCATATTTTATATATAATATAACATTATATTTAAAATGTTTTTATAGATTTAGTTTTTCCATATTTTGCTTTTTATACATTTTCGCCTTTCTAGACATTTTTGCGTTTCTGGGCTTCGCCTTTCTAGACATCTTTGCATTTCTAGGCTTCGCCTTTTTAGACATCTTCGCCTTTCTAGGCTTCGCCTTTCTAGACATTTTCGCCTTTCTAGACATTTTCGCCTTTCTAGACTTCTTTGCTTTTAAAGTTGTTTTTATTTGTTGTTTATATTTTTTCTCTCTTAATCTTGACATAATACCGTGCGCGTCCATGTCATCTACTAGAAAATCTTGAGATGATCCTTGAGATGATCCTTGAGATGATCCTTGAGATGATCCTTGAGATGATCCTTGATGCGATTGTTCGTCTGGTCCTAAAGGCTCATGTGGTTGACTAGCCATAACAGCCATCAACTCATCATGATCTGATGCTTTAGGGATTATTGTTTCATCGTCAAAACTATTATCATCAAAACTATTATCGTCAAAACTTTTATCGTCAAACCCATAACCACCATTATCATAATCACCATAAGCATTATATTCTATATATTCGCTATCATATTTATCTTTTATTGCACTATATATTTCTTCTAGTTCTTGTATTTCTTGTATTTCTTGTAGGTCTGAAAAAACTATATCTTCAGTTTTGGGTTCTTCTGGTGGTGGAGGAGGTGGTGGTGGTGGAGGTGGTGGAGGTGGTGGTGCTGGTAGTCCTGACGGTCCTGACGGTCCTGCTGGACCTGCTTGTGGAATAGTTTTTATCACGTTTATCATAATAAAAACTCCAGGAGGATAAGGATTAATAGTAGTATCACTAATAGGCTTCAAATCTGGACCATACATTTTATCATTAAAAAGTTCTCCAATAGCACTAAGATTAGGATTATCATCAAATTCATCATTGTTATAATCGCATTGCATTCGTGCCGAAAATAATGTACAAGGCTTTCCTTCTTTAATATACTTTTGTGCTATTGCCTCTAATATTGGTTTAGTATTATATAACCCTGTTGAAAAAGTATGCATTAAATCAGATAATAATCTTAAAATTAAACCACCATTCGCGTTAATTATGTCATTAATACTATCAAAACACTTGTTTACTTCACTATAATCACTAGTATTTGTAGGTTCAAAATTTGGAGAATATAATGCCGGAGCATCTCTAGGATCTAATGATTTATTTAGCCATCTTTCTATATAATTATTTGCATTCACACTATAAATACGTATATGAGCTATTAACGCTTCAGTTTCATCCAAACCATAAAATCCACTGATAACATTAACATTATCAGCAGTAGCCATTTCTTCGCTCGACTTTAGCGCGGAATAACGTTGAAGCAATTTCAAACAATTTTTCGCTCTTTTTATATTATCAGAAGACATACCTTTTGCGCTAATTATATCACTTATGTATGTAATATACTTATCTTGTACTTGTTTATAATATAACTTTCTAATAACATCAATCGTAAAATCACTATTTATTAAATCTATAACTGCGCCTTGAACGCTCGCACTCGATTTCATAATTTTCTTACATGACTGCAAAAGTGTAGTGCATTCTTGTTTTAACTCATTTATATTCTTTTCTAGTTGTAGTACGCCTTTTTCTCTATCATCTATATCTTTATATAGTGCAATACCTTGTCTAAAATCAAGTGATGATTTTATCCTTGATAATACAAATTGAGCTTCAGTGATTAGTTTTTTAGTTGATACATCAACTTTATGTTCATCTTCATGTTCGCGTTCACGATCGGTTTCAGGTTCTGCTTTTCCATCTTGACGGAGAGGCTGAGTGGTAGCCCGACTATCTGGAGTAAAAGGTTTGTTTGGTCCTAATTTAAAATCAAAATCACTCGGTTTGCTAGCTTTTAATTTTTCAACTAGTGTTCTATCACTAGCAAAATGTGTTTTTATTAAGTCACATAATTCATCTACACTTTTGCCAGATTTTGATGATAAAACCTGTAATAATATGTTATTTGTAGTCATTAAAGCTTGAGATGGATATTGTAGTATATTATGAATTAATCGTGCAAAAACAGTAATCACATTACCGCCTATTGCTGTAAAAATTATATGCGCGCTATGTTGGCTAGTTCCATTGCCGCCATTCAAATAATTACTATATATGGAAAAAAGTTTAGTAACTTCATTAGATAGTTTACATAATTTTAAAAAATCAAGACGTTCTCTCCTTTTATCTGATTTATTATCAACTACGCCATTTAATATATATTCAAGCTCATCTATATACTTATAGAGTGGCGAACTAATACCATGCGTTTTAAGACATTCGTTATGTAATGAACCTAATAGTGTATCACTACCTACAGCAGTTAAATCTGTAAATTCTCCTCTAGGTCTATTTAATTTATCTTTTAATGATCTTGTAAATATAGAGGCTGCCATCTATATATAACTATATATTTTTTATATAAAAATTGAATGTAACTTACAATATAAATAATTATTTAAACACTTATTTAAACACTTATTTAAACACTTATAGTTTTAATACTATTTAATAATGTCATATTCAAGTATTGCTAAATTTATTAATTATGTTAATAGCATTATTGTTAATGACAAAATTATTATAACACATCATAATAGTAAAGTTAAAAGTTTAATATGCAAACATAAACCTACTATAAGCATAAATGATTACATAAAACGCATTTTTAAAAGCGAAATTATTGATACACAAAATTATGATGCTATTATTTTACATACTGTAAATTTACTACACTATTTAAAAGCAAAGGGTATTTATTTAAACCATCACTCATGTCACAGAATAATTTCAACATTAATAATGTTGTCAAGCAAAATTATTGACGAATACCCACATTCAAATTGGTATTGGTCGCTATTATGTGGCGTTAGTTTAGAAGACATGAATAACATGGAGCGATCACTAATGCACCTATTAGACCATAATTTACATATTGTTATTTCACAAACACATGCTTTAAACATTTATAAAAGTATATATTGAAATATACAAATATACAAATATACAAATATACAAATATACAAATATATAAAAAAGTATATTAATAAAGTTCTTTAAGTCCTTTTCCTTAAATATAAAGTGTCAAAAATATTTTTATAAAAGGGATAATTTTTTTGAAAAAGGACATTTATAAATGTCCTATTTTATAGTTGGCAAACACTTTATAAAAAATTTGGAAATTTGCATTTTAAAAGAGGGACCAGACCTTTATCATGTCATTTTTTATAAAAACATGTTGAAAAAGTCCTTACGCTAAAAAAAATATTATAAAAAAATCATTTAGGCATTTTTTTTGTAAGTATTTTATACTTACAAATGACTTACACAATCTTGCAAAAAACTGCAAATATTTTTCGTTGTGAAACATGTGACTTTAATACGGGTAACAAATGTAATTATTTGAAACATTTGGACACTCGAAAACATAAAACACTTACACAAACACTTACAAAAGTTGACACAAATCTTGCAAAAGATGCTACACCACAATTCATGTGTTTATGTGGAAAATCCTATAAACATAGGCAGAGCTTATATGCACATAAAAAAACATGTTTAAAAAAGGATGTTGCTATTGGTGAAACAGCCTTAGAACATAGTAATGTTAATGTTAATGAAAATAATATTATAAACAATAGCAATAATAATTATAATAATAATTATAATAATGATAATAATAATTATAATAATGATTTTAAAGATTTAGTTTGTAAAATGATGACAGAAAATAATGAAATTAAGGCTATGCTGATTAAAGAAAATCAAGAGTTGCGGTCACAAATAAAGGAATTAATTCCAAAAGTGGGGTCAAATAGTAATATAACAAATAACAATACAAATAACAATACAAATAATAAATTCAATATACAAATATTTTTAAACGAACAATGTAAAGATGCTATTAACATAAAAGATTTTATACAATCTATAAAAATTAGTTTGGAACAACTTGAGCAAATTCAAAATAAGGGTTTAGTGGAGGGACTAGCAACAGCCATTTTGGAAAATATTGGAAGGT